AGGATATTATCCCCCAGCACCAGCGCGGTGACGGCTTTGGCACTTCCGGGTGTACCCAGCACCAGCCGCCCCAGCTCATCATCATACGCCAGCGCCTGCACCTGACCCAGCAAGCGATTAAGACAATCCACTACAGTTTCACCATGCTCAGGCTGAGCATCAATTACAGCTGCTACCGGGGCACCCGCATCAATAACATCAATCCCGAATGGCTGTGCCAGCATGCTGGTAATACGAAACAAATTTTTCCCACTCTGCTGAGCTGGAGCCGCGCTGCAGTCAATAAGATCGGCAGTTTTGCTTCTGCCAACGATACCGCGGGTAATACTGCTGGCGTCGTAACGCAGCGGCAGCGCTTCAACCCATCCGGTTATCACCAGATCTTCGCCAATCAACACCTCTACTTTATCGCCATTTTTAATCTGCAGGGTGCCATCAGGGCTACCGGGCCACTGACTGGTAATCGCAACGTTGAAATCCCGGGCAATACGATCGATGCCGGCACTGATACGAACCGACGTCCAGCCGCCCCATTCGCGCCCGTTGATGCGCAAAAAAACGTTATTGTTCATCGTACCGGCACCCTCAGCGGTTCAACCGGCACAAAGCCGGGGTGGCGGACAGGATTACGGGTCAAAATGTCAGATTCGCGCCCGGCGTCGTCATACCAGCCAGCGGCCAGCACCAGAGCGGGCAGAACATCATCCGGCGTTCTCTGTGCTGTACGCTCTACCTGCGCCAGCCGTGCCGAAATATCACGGTTCAGGTCTGTACGCATCGCGGAAATCTGCTGGAACAGATAATCATCATTGACCCGTAATTGCTCCTGGTCTATTGCTTCATTTAGCGCGGCCCTGATGTTGGTGAGGTCGTCCCAGTTAGGAGGAGGACTTGCGCTATTGACTGTTTGCGCACCATCAAGCGCCGGGTGCGTAACAGTGATAATGTCCGAATCGCTGGTCGTTGCGGTATTTTGGGCTGATGAAACACGTGGCTGCGCCAGCGTCGTCACCGCAGCAGTGGCCGCACTGATAGCCGTTGCCCGAATTGCCGCCGCGACCAGATTACTCTGCGTTTTTTTGGTGACCACAGAGCCAGAGTCAGTGGACCAGGTACCCCGCGGAGAAAGACCAGGATCCAGCGTTATACCGGACAGGGTTTTAATCATAGTGACCAAGTCTGAGGTATCACCACTCAGGCGATCCCCAGCCCGCCAGGCTTTCTGAAGCGCTCTGACAAAATCATTAGCGGTGCTGGGCGGCATCAGAATGACCGACAAATCGCCCTGCAGCAGCCGCATGGCCGCCGACACGCCGGAATCGACCATTTTGAATGCATCCGAGACTGTATTGATCATCGCCGTGGCATCGGCAATCACGTCATTCTGGATGAAGTCCGGGATACCAGATAGGCCAAATGCGGAGAACATACTGTCAATGGCATCATCAAACAGCCCGCCTGACTCATCAAGGCGCTGCGCCGTCGCCATGCCCGCAACCGGGAAGGTTAACTCTCCGCTCTCGACAAACTCGAAGGAAATGCGCGCCATGCGCCCTTCTGCGCTGCTGTGTGACACCTTCACTGTACCGTTTATGCTGCCCTGCATTTCACCGTACTGAGGATGAACCAGCGTGCCTGGACCGTTCGTTTCCACTGCGGCAATCAGGCGATCCCGCTGGTCAGCGTAATCGCCCCCAATGACGTAGGCGTTGATGGTCAGCCTGCGCGCTGCTCTGCCAAGATCCTCCGTGTAGGGCTTATCCCTGTTGGGGTACTCATGCAACTGTACCCGGCGACCAAAGGATGCATCGTCATCCTCTACTGAGAAAGGTACACCACGAAATGACGCATCGCGCAGGCGATCGCGCCAGTCTGGCGCAGAAAAAAATGCCATGGTTTCACCTTTTGCAAGAACCGCCGGAGCGGATTATCGAGGGAGTTTAAAGGGCGAGTAGCCCACATCGTGAGAGATGTTCATCAGTGGGTTGCCAGAGGAGGGAATATCTGCCACCCGCATGCCCTGAGGGGCATTTTCAAAGCTTACTTTCAGCTCACTTCGTTGCGTGCCGGGTGCTACCGCACGATCGAGAACGGAGGGCTTGTTTAGCGGAACCGAAGGCTTGAAATCACCCCGGGTATCCTGCTTTATCATTTCGCGATTTTTCTGGTTGTTATACCAGCCACCTGAACCCCATCGGTTTTTCAGGGACTGCCAGAAAGAGTCTGTATGATCTGCCTGCTTCGTAGCTTCAGCGATCTCTTTAAGCTTTTCGAACATATAAATAGCAACGGCTATCTGTATCGTCGTAACGCCCATGCCGGCAATTTTCCCCAGCACGCCGGAAAGGTCTTTTGCCAGCATCAACGCTGTTCTAAGTGAACCGATCGTCTTCACGGTAAATGCCCCTGTCATGTACAGGCCCACACCTCCAAGCACCGTTTCCCATCCCCCCATCATCTGCGCAACTTTATCTACCTCCTGCCATACCTCCTTGATAACGGGGCCAACTTCATCCCAATTATCAATAATCAACATTGCACCCGCTGCCAGAGCTGCTATGGCTAACTTTGCCGGAGACAAATTGATAACGCTGTTAAGGATTTTAATCGACCGGGACAAAACGCCGATCGATACACCAACAGCCAGCAATGCAGCACCAAACTTAGCAACAGACTGCACCAGATCCGGATTAGCCCGAACAAATTCCCGGACATGCTCCAGATAAGGCATAACCGCTTTAGCAGCCTCGTTGATGGCTGGCAGGAAGGTATCGCCCAGCGTCACAGAAATCGCATTAACGCTGTTTTTCAGTAGGGTCAGCTGGTTTTCCGTCGTGGCGGCGCGTGAGGCATATTCCTTCTGCATTGAGCCGCCATACTCCTGAGCATCTCCTACACGTTTAAAGTTGATGCGCAGCAGATCCAGATTGGTCAGCAAGGGAGCTATCGCGCTGAGCGATTCCTTGCCGAACAGCGCGTTCATGACGGCGGCCTGCTTAGATTTTGGCACCTTCGCCAACGAGTCCAGCACCTTCAGCATGGCACCGCGAGAATCCTTCTGCATATCCTCAGCGAGTTTCTTCGGATTCAGCTTCAGGAAAGCCATCGCCTGCTTCTGTGCCTTCGTGGCAGAATTTCCGGCTGTCAGCGATAGCATAAAGTTTTTGATACCGGTTGAGGCTATCTCTGACTCCACCCCCATCCCGGCGATGGTGGCCCCCATTGCCGCAATCTCCCCGGAGGCTACCCCGGCAACACCACCCAGGGGGCCGATCCGGGTCACAATGTCCGAGATTTTCTTCGCGTTCGCCGGGCCGGTATTCCCCAGATAGTTAATTTTATCGGCGAGAACAACGACATCATCCTGCGTCAGCTTAAACGCCGTGCGCCACTGCGCCATCATCTGGCCCGATTCTTCGGCAGTGGTATCAAATGCCACCCCCATCTTCACCGCATCATTTGCGAACTGCATCAGGTCGTTTTGGGCGATCCCGGCCTGACCACCAGCAGCGACAATTTCTGCAATCCCTTCCGCCGCCATCGGCAACTGGGTGGAAAGCGTCAGAATGTCGTCGCTCATCTGCGCAAAGGCTTTTTTATCGTCCAGGCCGTCAACCACCTTGCGGATGTCGGCCATTTTTGATTCAAAACCAATCGCAGAATTTACTGGCATCGCCAGCGCACCGAGAATCGCGGTACCGGCCGCCGCAGATCCCAGCGCCAGACCAGCCATTTCCTTCTGGAACGCCTTCAACTCCCGCTGCATCCCTTTCAGCGGGCCGGACAGCTGATCGACGGCGGTAATGATGGCCTTTAACTGGAAACTGTCAGCCATGCTTTATTTCCTCATTAATACGGACGGCCTCCGATTCCAGTTCCAGAAATTCAGATATGGCCGCCCGCCGAAGCTCAAGGGGATTTAGTCGCCAGAAGTGAGCGGTATTGTAGACTCGCTTTCTGAGGCTGTTTCCGTCTCCGATTGGGTAAAAAAATTAAGGACCAGCATACTGGCTTTAAAGATATCCAGCTTTGCCAGCTGCGCAGCAGACGAACGCGGGATCCCAGCCAGAATCGGGATATATTTCAATGCAACAGCACTATCAAGTTTGACGCCGCCATCACCTGATACGGTGAACGGAAAGCCGATCGATTCAATTTCATCGTAGGTCGGTTCACGCAGCTCCAGCACGTGCAGTTTTTCGTTATGCGCCATAATCGGCTTTTTCAGGGCAAGCTCTTTAATCATTGGTAAAATCCTTCTTCACCGTGGAACTCCAGATCCACAGTGCCCTCTTCGGGGTTATGGTTAGCTTCACCATGCAGCCAGGCATTGGACAGCACGTACACCTGACCGTTGGCCAGTTCAGATGTGATGGTCATGACATCAGACGAGGTGATTTTGTCGACGGGAAAGTTCTTCGGTACTTTAGCTGTGACCTTTGTATAGGGGGCTCGGCTCGTTTCTTTATAGTCAACGGAACCATCAAGGCCGATTACATCGTCACGAACTTTTGTATTCATAGGGACTTCGATGCCGCCGGTGATAGACAACTGCTGACCGTCGACTTTGAAATAAGTTGTTCCTGCAATCTTTCCCATTATGCGCTCTCCTCGTTGTACTGCAGACGGAACTGATTAAGCACAGCAAACACACGCAGCTGGTTGACATAATCCGGCGGGAACAGTACATCCAGACGGTTCGGATCGTTGGCATTGCGCTCAACGATGAGATATTTCTGGAACAGGTCAAAGTTCTCGACAATTCCCTCACGTTCAAGCTGACGATAGGTTGAACCCAGCTCGCCACGAATAACCGCTGGCGTGACAATCGCCTGACCGGGGCCAAAACGCGTTCCATCATTGGCGAGTTTATGGCGACCATATTTGCTGGTAATAATTGATTTCAGGCGGCGCAGCACATAAGCGCTGGTATGTAATGTTTCGCTGTCGAGGTAGCTGTTGTCTGCCACGCCATACGTATTTGTCTTGTAGGTGGTGATGTCACGCTGAATACGCAGCACGCCAGATTCTGTGTAAGCGGTCGCAATGCCATGTGTCAGCAGTGACTGTTGCTCAGTGATGGTAAAGCGCTTGCCAGTCGGCGCAGGCAATGCACCAGTGAGTTCACCAGTCTGCGTCGGACGAGCGGGATCGATTCGCAGGAATACAGCATCACGCGCCAGTCGATACGCCACCAGCTCATCGACACAGGTTTGCACCTCTTCCTCATAGCCCGCGATGGTGATGTGCTGGT